CTCTGCTTGTAGCCATATGGAATAGTTCTAGCGATCCTCGGTACGGCTATGTATTCCCCGTCATCGCCTTTTACATCCGTTGGCTGCGGCAGCTTGTATCTGGGTAATTTAGTCTTCCGCATCTCTTTTAGGCGGCAGCAGGATTACCCCGCCACTCGCTTCCACTGCGACCTTCTCGGTTTTAACAAGACCCGTGCGATCCAGTATTTGATTAGCTGCAGCCAACCTGTCTCGATTACCCAGTGCAGTTGGGTCATCTACAACGCCTACCATAGCCATAGCGGCACGAGGGGCGTTCCTAGCTAAGAAGGTTTGCGTATGCTCCATCAGTTCTTCTTTTAGGGAATTCGTAACTTCAGCAATGGTGGTGTTGTCTGAGTAGCCAGCTAACCGCATGGCTGTCCGCATGTCTCCAGCAGCTTCCTCGAACAAACAAGCTAAGAACGACTGCTGTCTTTCTGTAAGCTGTCTAGGCATTCTCTTCCCCTATTCGCATTCTAAGAGCCGCCTTCTGTGATCTTTTTCCCACTTGCACTGCCCATCTCGAATCCAACATCTCGACTGAGGCTGTCTCGAACTCTCCGGCATGGATAGCCGCCCACATTTTCTTGAATTTGAGTAGCCGCGGCACACCCATATTAAATGCCATATCCATAAGTACCATTTGCCGGGTGGCAGAGAGGTCTTCGATGCAGGCGTGATGCCGTAGTAATTCCTCTTCCACGATCTCAATGTCATTGCATGCGAGATAAACGGCATCAGCATATTCTAACCCATGTTCGTAAACGGCTTTGATGTTTGGGATATCAAGGTGATCTAGCTCTTCTTTGGTAATCCCCCGATCTTCTAGGTTTCTACCAATGCCCACTGTGTCGATGCCCAGCGTGTCCTTGTAAACAAACTGTCGATATCCTTCGTGTTCTACGAGGGCTTCTACAAAGGCTTCTCGGCTGTATTTCATTTCTTGTTCTTCCTATCCAAATACCATCTAGCGCAATTGACCGCGGTATTTGTTGTGATCATTACGACAAGCCAGACTTCCCACCACTCCATCTACTTTTCGTGTCCCAGCCATACAGCAAACGCACCTGTCATAGCGCCTGTTACAACGCTAACTAGACCAGCTTGGGCGTTGGTGGGGTCGGGCAGGGTCATAAACCATTCCACTACGCGCCACGACATAAGCGTCATCATCATCATCATTAGACGGGGTAGTATCTTCCACTTGAGGAAGCGTTCCATTGTTAGCTCTGCCACGATTTACTTCCGCTTGGTCGAGGGTTGTTCTGCTGTGCATGTCCCACATGAAGTACATTATTTCTTGAAGAACTTAGCTGCGCCGCGAAACCCGAAGCTCGCGCTTACGATTATTCCAAGGCTATAAAAATACCAATCGGGGGCTTGAGAAAGCTGCTCGAAACCGTGCGCTACAATCCCTTCCATGCCGGGAATGAAGGCTAGGATCATGGGGATACTGAACAGAATGGTAAGCCATTCGTCTTTCCACGAAGTAGAAGCGCCTTTGATCGCTTCCAAGTCCCAGTCGATTTCGGCGTTAGCTTTGCGCTGATAGACGACAGCCTCTGCCTTCTTCTTGGCAACTTCAGCTTCTGTCTTCGCCGCGCCGCGTTCTACGCGGCCTTTCAGCCATGTACCAGCCAGTTCTGCTACAGGGCCAATCAATAGATTAAGCATCAGGATTTCTTCCTATAGGAACGAGTTTTCTTAGCGACCTTCTTAGGCTGCTTAGAGTGCTGCTTGCCTTTCGCAGTATCCTCGCGCTTCTTCTTCGAAGTCCGTGCATACTCCGCCGCAGACAGTGCTTTAATTGCCTTCTCCGGAAGGTAGCGTTCACCCGTAGCCTTTGAACCTTGTGTAGAAGGCTTTCCACTCTTGGTTCTCCACTTCTGTTTTGTCCAAGCCGTCAGGCTTTTCTGGGACTTTTTCTTCGCCATTAAATTACGCCTTTACTCAATAGCGCCCAGTAGAACAGTCCCCCCGCTGCCGATAGAATCAACAGACCAACTACAGACCAAATCAGTACTTCCATAAGCTCTTTGCGCTTCCGTGCTTTAAGCTTCTCTTGTGTTTGGCGTGACTTCCGTGCTTCAGCTTGAAACTTCTGCCAGTCGTTCCACAGACCGGCTCGTCCATATATCTGCATCATTGAGCGAAGCTCGGCTTCGTTCTTATTGATCTGTTCGAGGGCCATGAACTCGTCGAATTCGGAAGAGTCCTGTGACCTGCTGAACAGACTGTTTTTCTTCTTCTCGCTACGTCGCCTTAATTCCTCTTTAGCGAACACCAAATCGTTGATGGCTTTACCGGCTGTGGCCAGTTCTTTGCCGTGTGCAACGGTTTGCTTGATCACCGAAAAGGCGGCGTTTGCGGCTGCAAGCTCGGCAAGCATCCACGTCTCTCCTTAATAAATGTATTGATCGTCCTCTTTGACCCAGCGAGGAAGGCAGTACGAGGTGATTAGTTCACCTTGTTTGTGCAGTTTCTGCGCGTACCAAACGCAATCATTCAGATCGCGGAAGTACATGTTGTCGCTGACCAGCTTCTTGCTTTCGCCCATACCCACGAAAACGTAGAGCAGGAAGACGTGAACCATCAGTCCTTGTAGCCGCCCCCGGCTTTCTTGTACTGCTGTGCCAGCATCTGTGCTTTTCTGGCCGACCACTGACCGGGCTTACCGCCCTTACTGCCAGCTTTGATTTTGTTGAAGAGGTTTTTACGCATAGTCGGCTTGGTGTAATTACCAGCTTCATTGACCCTACTTTTTGCCTTTGCCTTTTTTGGCGCGGCTTTTCTTTTTTGCGGCATCAGACAAGTCCTTAAAGTGAAACACCTTACGAGACGAACTGGTCATCTTTTTACCAGTCATAATCGTCCCGTCTTTGTGCTTGTGGATTTCGCCCTTGTAGGGCGTGCCATCACGGAAGTAATGAATACCCGCAGCCATTAGGATTTCCCGTTGTCCTTGGCCATAGCCATGACCATCTTCTTCTGGCCAGGTGTAAGGCTGTCCATCACAGAGCCGCCAGCCGCATACATGTGCTTCTTACCGTTAGCCATGCCGCCCTTCATCATCGCAGGGCGTTTCTTGCTGTATCCGCCGCCCATCATCTTGGTCTTGGGCTTCTTGGTTGTCGTTTCTGTGTTCATCGCATGCCTCTCATCAAACTTATGAAAACTGCCAGTCTTCTGTTTGTATGAATTGAAGTCAGACTTCATGGCTTTCTGCGCTGCAGAGGCACTCATTGTGTCGAGCAGGTTCATTGCCTTTTCTGAGATCGCTGCGTTCAAGCTCTTAGGTTTAGCCATTACCATTTCACCTTATGTGACCAGTATTTTGCCGACATCTTGGAGGTCGGTTTGCCCTGTGCGTTGTGCCTTGCGTAGTAAGACTTCTTTCGAGCCTTATCTTTCTTAGACTTTGGATTCTTGCCAGCACCGCGCACACCTTGCTGGCCAAAACGGATAAGCCGTACCTTGTCGCCTTCTTTGGCTAGTACGGCATGAGATTTCTTAGGATGATTGGGGGTTCGTTTTGGTTTGTTGTAGCCAGAGAACTTCTCACCCGCCTTTTCAACAGTCATGTGCCTTCGACCTCTTCGCACCTATAACCAAGATGCGCCTGTAGGTTCGGCCACATCTCAAGGATGTCGTCTTTCATTTGATAAATACGTGCTACGCAGACTTGTTCTTCGGTATACGGACCAAGACGGTCACGGAATTCCACACAATCGCTTGGATCGAAGAAGTTGCAGACGACCAGAACGGCCTTAAAGCTAATCAATTAGGGTTCTTTCCAGCCCTCGGCGATCATTGATCGCTCTACGTGATCTAGGCTGTACTCAACACCTGTGTCTTCGCGTATCTTTGCACGGACATAGAACACATCCGAATGCGGATAGTTCAAATTAGTGTCAGCCTTGTGGGCTTTACGATAAAAGTCTTCAAGTACGGATAGGTATACTCTATTTTTCTTCATTTGTCAATAGTATTAAGCCACTACAGTAACGGTGTAGCCGTTAACGGGTGGTCATTACAGAAATTTACAAGGGGGATAGTCTTTAGCGTGACCATTATGAGGTAATGCTACATAAGCATATGCCCCATCTAGGTGCTTTCTTTCATAAGTAGGTAATTAACAGTCTAACTGTCTCATTTACTTATGTAGTAAGTTATACTCGCCTAGAATCTTGTGTCAATGTATTGTAAACGATTAGATGCAACCCTTCGGTAGCTCAACTGGATAGAGCAACGGTCTTCTAAACCGTAGGTTACAGGTTCGAGTCCTGTCCGAAGGGCCAACTATATATAGACGTAGTGGTTTCCACCTTAAATCCACGATCTGTGGGGGAATCCATGATACGTAACGCTGGGAGGGGCGGTGGCCCATGCCCGGCCAGCCTCGCGCCTGCGCGTTTCCGCGCCCGAAGCCGCATGGTGAGCGCCGCATTATGCGATCACGTCACCACGGACCGCTTAACCCGTTGAAATCGCGATCATCCGAGCTGCCATCCCTCTGATCATAGATCAGTTGACACCCATCGATGACCAGAATCTCTGATTCTGAGCAGCGGATTGGTTGCTGGGATGGAGCATCCTGTCAGCAAACTTCAGCCCCTAAGAAGGGGCTGTTGGTTGGAAGGCTTCCAATGACCAGACCCAGAGGGTCTGAAACACCCCACCCCTCGAAAACTTAGGCCTTCACTAAACACCCCCCTCATTTATGAGGGGTGTTTAGATGAAGGACTTACCCCGGTCCACCAACCGATGGAGTAACCAATGACGAAGTCATTCAACGAAATTCTCGAAGCCACCTACGGTGAAGTCAACGGCGATTCTTTCACCTTCGGTGAGGCACTGGATCACTTTGCTAACGAAGTTAGCAAGGGTACGAAGCTGCCTTTGGCAGCACAAACAAGCCTCATAGAGGCTTCGAAGTTTATGACGATCCTTCGGAGTCGCTTTGTCTCCGACAAAGAGTGGGGTAAATTTCGCAAAGCGAAATGCCGGAAGATCATGTCGAAGCTTGAGCTTCGATTCGGCAAAAAGAACGCCGTTCCAGAATCATCGAAGATGATCTGGATCGGTGCAGTAGATGCAAAGCATCTCGATGGCTTCCTTGAAGCCAATGGAAAAGCGAAGCTTTTGAGCGACGACGAAGTCGTCTTTCGCTGTGAAGCAACAAGCCCTACAGGGCTTGCTTCTGGCATCAACCGCTACCTCGAAGAGGTGGTCGGTCTGGAAGGCGAAGCCTTGCTGGAAAAATCGGCAATGTCGACCTCTGGTCGAGCCGCAAAGCTGAAGGCTCTTACAGAGCCTAAGCCGCCAGTTCAGCCAGAGGCTGAGGGCAATCAGTCTACGACTGATAAGCAGCCTGCTGCTTCTGATCCTACGGATCAGTCAACCGACCAGGTCGAGCAGCAGCCAGAGGCTGAAGTCAAAGCCAAGCCGGAGTCTACGACTCCAGTTCAGCCTTCGGCTGAGAAGCCTACTGCTGAAGCAG